TCTCACCGGGACTCTTATTTGTTTGTTTAGAGTTTGTCAGATCAATATCACTCTATTGTTGCCAATAGGTACCTCAATAGGCTCCCTATAAGCTACAAAGCGGGAAGTACAATCATTGTAGGACTCTTTGTCAGGAATTGCAATACAATAACTATTAAAATAATGTCGACAGTCTTGATGGACTACTTCAGAAACAGACGGAATCACCAAAGGTGTTAAAGAATCAAGAGAGTCCAAATACCTCTCAATCCTAAATTGCTCGTCCACTGAAATACCATAAAGTTTCTGCACTAGAATTCTACTATTATAATGTATCTCTTTCTCAACAATACTCGCATCTTTTACAACATTCCAAAGATCTCTTTCGTATGAATTTCGATAATGCTTATCAATAAATTCATTAAGTTTTCTTTTCGGAATATCATTAGTCATCCTTAACCCATATCTCGCTAGAGATCTGAGAATCGGACAACCAGGATACTCGTATAACAATGACATTGCCTTCGCTCGGAGTAGGTACTTCTTCTTGAATTGAGATGAGTTTCTATAAATAGCTTTAGTCCAGCCAAAAGACATTAGCGGTTCCCGTGGGTCCGTCACATTATCTAAGGCTATTGGATCAAAAACATTTCCGCAAAAACTTGCTTCCGAAACATCAGTCACTTCTTGAATTTTAATAACAGCACCTAACTCAGCATATTGGGCTGACGTTGGTAGAACACTACAGTCATTCACTCCATCATCTCCTTCAAATACTCCTTTAAAAGAATTACTTCCAGATTCAATCACAAGAAAATAAGAAATCATCATATTCGTCCAGGTGTTGGCTAATGAAGTATTCATTTCGCCAGACATCCTTTTACCAAGAACGGTTATGATAAAATCTTTAAATTGTATATAATTTCGAGTTAATAACGTATCTCTAATTATCTGAATAAAGAAGCTTCTTTTTGGGTGATTCTTAAGAAGAAAATTGTAGAAGTAAAGCTCGATACACTCTTAGAGTGCAGGTACGAACGTTGCTTCAAATTGTGAAAAATCTGTACAGAATAACTTACTGTATGTCTCAAATTTATCACGAATGAATTTCATTCTCTCGCTGACTGGGATCTTCTTGATGGTATCAGGGGTTGAAAATAAAATTTGATTCATTTTCGCGAATAAAGGTCCAACTA